GACGATGAAGCCGCCGGCAGGGGAGACGGTCTGCGGGATAGTGTAGTCGATAGAATCGTTAGGGTTCTTTTGTTCGCCGCAGAATTTCTGCCAGTTGTCCCAGACGAGACGATTGGGAACGAATAAGAAGAACGTTTCGCACGTCATGTTATCCATGAGTGGGAAGATGAGATTGTTAAGACGGGCGAAGATAGTGACTTCGCCGTCATGTACGTCGCCGGGAAGTACCTCGTCAACGTGAATTGGGATGAGGAAGTCCACGTCGAAGCAATTTTTGACGGTGTGCGTTGTCGCAAAGACGGACCGCGGCACGTCGTTGCGCGGTACCATTGCGAAGCGAGAGGGGTCTACCTGCGGTAGACGCCGATTGAGCTTGTCCATTAGTTGGATTCCTCAGAGAGAGAGTTGGCCGCCGCCCACTGGGCGCCGGTAGCGACGATATTCGGTCCGTCGATGTTGGGATAGATTTGTCCGCTTTCCTCCAGAGAGCCTAAGCAAATCAGGTTGAAGTCAGTAGGATGAGCCGAAAGGATAGAGTTGGATTTGGGGTTGAGGGCGTCATGGAAGGCCCGGATCGCGGGTGCGTCGAGCCGCTCCATGATGAGGCCCCCAACGATGCCCTCAGACTTGGTGTCGTAGACAGCATAGAGACTGCGGGACATAGTGTTGCCTTTCGTTGGATGTTCTGCATGCCATTGAGCACACCAGAGTGGTGAGCCGTGGTAGCAGTAGGGACAGCTTTGGAGCATGTACAGATCCCCAAGGGTTCCGGGACCGCCCTCGGTGGTCTAAAGACCACCTGCGGCGGCCCGGTGTTTTTTAGCGGCATGAATAATTTCTGCCGCGTCGAGGTTTCGTTCGACCCGAGGAGCAAGACGCGATTTATACGCGACTTGTTCGCACAAGTGCGGGTCGAGGTTATGTAGGATTTTCATGTACGAACGGGGTATAGGGCCTTTTTTGCCTTCCGCGACTAGATACCCTTCCGCGAGGTCATTTTTGTATTTAGTTATGAATTTTGTACCTATTGCGGGTCGGGTTGAGACGCGGAGGAATGGCCGTTGTAGTATTTCCCCGTCGTTTGTTACAGCGATTTTTCCTACATTTTTGAGAGTGTATTGCGCCACATAGTTGGCGCTGGCACCTGTCAGGGTGCCGATTTTGTGGTCCCCTAGGGTCCACATTTTTTTTAGGAATGCGGATTCATAGAGATCTTTCGCGACTAAGGTAAGGTCGCGGAATCCGATGTTGAAGAGGAGCAGATGGTAGTGAGGTCGGGAATAAGTTTCCCCGTACTCGCCGCTACCGATATAGCGCAGGCCGCCCAGAGGGTCGCTGAGCAGATGATTAGCCAGGCCACGGTATTTCTTACGAATCCGTTTGCCCGGAGGTGTATGTATGCGGGAGTGATGCGCCCGTAGGCGCTTGATGAAGCCTTGTAGGTGTTCCGGTTTAAGGGCTCCATTAGTTGGTAGGTGCTCCTCGTTGTAGATGAGAGTGAGAAAGGCGTTGTGTTGCCAGCAGGCGGCCTCGTGCTGAGCACGCCTCGCCCACGCAGTAGCGTGAGAGGTGCGGCACCCGAGACAGGTGCCGCAAGGCAGTTGCAGGTTCGTGTCTGCTATTGGGGGGTGCAGGGTCACACCCCCCCCCCATCGTGTCCTGCGCGGCAGGAATGGGATGGTAGCAGGTCATTAGAGCCGGTATCCACCACGCATGACCATGTTTTTCACGTGGGTCTTCCGAGCGCCCTTATTGAATTTCTTGGCGCTCTTGCGCTTGTTGACGGCTTTGCGACGCATTGTAGAGCCTTTCTGTGAGTTGTTGAGTGACACAATAGTGTGTCACGGGGCACATAATATCAAGAGGGTTATGTGCCGGGAGCCTCCGGGGGAGGCGTTTCAGGTTGAACCGTAGGCATTTCCTTGAGGATGCCGAGACGGACGGCCTCGGGGCCGTTTTCTGGGTCGTTCACGAACGCCCAGAGCTTTGCAGGTGAGTTGTCGAACCGTGTACGGAGCTTCGACGGAAGGTCCATGAATTTGTTCTTGGCATCGTTGACCAAGTCCAGGGCGGTCCGAAGGTCTGGGACATCGGACATATCGCCGTAGTAGGAGGGGTCGATGGCTTCGATCGGCAAGGGCTTGCCGGTGAGGCCGAAGCGGAATGCCAGAACGTTCAGGTCGCAGTCATCTGCGAACTGTTGTTGGGTGAGCGACTCATCGTCGCAGTAGGTGATGCATTCATCCCCCGCAGCTTCAGACGCTTCCGCGTCGTTTTGGAGTCGATACTTGATCTGATGGCGCATTGTCATCCCCTATTTGAGATATTGAAGAATCATCTTCACGAGCTCACGAGCGCCGGTAGCGCCCGTCTCGCCGAAGTCGCCATAAAAGCGAGAGTCTGCGCGTTGTTCATTGAGGCCGAGTTCACGCCCGAGTTTCTCAAGGCGTGAGAGTTGGATATTGACCCCGGCCTGTTGGAGTTCCTTTTGGAGCAGTGAGATTTTGACGTCCCACGTGGCGCGTTGCCACCGCATATCCTGCTGCATTTGCGCGATAGTCGTATTGATCTGGCGCGCTTGCGCTTGCGTGGTGTTGGTCTGAGCCTTGATCAGTTGGATGCGCTCTTGGGATTCGCGCGTTTGCTGACCGAGATTTTCGGTTGTTGCTTTGCTTTCAGCAATTTTTTGCCCGATAAGGGGCACGTTGGCGCGATTGAGAAGTGTACCGGAGCGCGTGTTTTCGGTTTGTGCACCGATTTGGAGATTTTTGAGTTTTGCCGCCGCGATTTGATCAGCGGCTGTCGCCTCGTTGACGGCGGCTTGGCTCGCCGTGAGGCGAGCCTGTTGCGTTGTTTGTTTGCCCTCTTTAGCCATTTGCAGGCCACGAGCGGCAGAGGAGCCCAGGTCGGGCATCGTGCCGACCTGAGGAGTTTGAGGTTGAGACCCGTAGGCGAGGCTCGGATTGAGTCCCGCCTTTCTGAGATCTTCATTTTGCCAGCGATACCGATGCTTATACGCGTTCTTCATAGACGACGCATTCGAGAGGCCGGACAGAAAGTCGCCCACGACAGGCAAGGCGGTAAGGGCCGCGTCCCCCGCGAAGCCCATTAGAAACGGGTCAGGCCGGGGACGGAATACATCGGCAGAGGCCGCGTGCACTTGATGTTAAACACAGAGTCAAACAGGATTTGCTGCCCGTTTGCCTGAGTGCCAGCGGCGAGCACACGCGACATAGGCGTGGCCTGCCGGATGAAGGTGGCGTTGAGTGTCGGCACGGTGCCGAACTGCTGAGAGAGATGCCAGTCGTCGATGTTGTTGGTGGCAGTAGACCGGAAGAGCCCGGAGATGCGGCTGGGACGGTAGCGATACTCCGCCCACCGCTCTTGATAGCCGAACACAGAATCGTCACCGACGAGGCCGGTATACATGATTTCTTTGTTCAGGACGGATTGCTCACCGAGATTCGCGAAGGTAGGCCAATAGAGGTCATAGCGCGTCTTGCGCGACCACATCTTGGCGAGGCCCTGCTGGTAGGTGACGTCACCAGTGACGTTAATGAGGCCGATGATATAGCCATGCTCGGTTGCGTGATACTTGAACCGATGCTGATCGGCGATGATTGATTGACCGGCAAGGCTTCCGAGAGGATTAGCCACGGTGCCCGGTGAAGTCTGGGGCATTGCCTGAGTTTTGATGGTAGAGCGCCCACCACCGATGTACTCGGGGCGCTGCAGGCGGGCGTCTTCAGGATGGACCCCGAAGTGATTTTGTAGCAATTCCGTGTAGCGAGTGCCGCCTCTGGCGTCTTTCTCCAGGAATTGCTGTGTAGCCACAGCGAGACGCTGGGCGTTGATTGTTGCGCCGCTTGCAGTGGAGAGGTCGGCATAAAGATTAGTGGGATACATTGACCCATCAAACCCTGGGGGGGACCCATCAACCGCATACTGCAACGTTTGATTGGCTGAGGCAACCCAGAGGCTGGACGACCCCGAAGGCAGACCCCCCGCCCCCGCGCGGAACTGCAACCCCGGGGCAGCGCCAGTAATAAGAGGCGATGCGTTCGTCCGCACAGTAGCAATGCCACCGATTGGAAGGCTGATGCCTGTTGCGCCCTTCTGGGGCCAAGGGAGGCAGGAGGTGAAATAGTCGTGCTTTTTGCAGCGCTTTTCTTTGTTGTAGTTAGTGAGAGGGTCGGGCCCGTCGTCGAGCGGAACCGGGACCGACACCATGAGATTTTCGTCGCGGAAAAACTCGTTGAAGATCAAGTTATATCCGCGAAAGGGGAGAGCCGAGACCGAGAGGCCGGTCCCTGTCGGGACCGCGCCGACTGTCGGCAAGCCGAAGCAGTCACCCAGGCCGCCGACGATGAAGCCGCCGGCAGGGGAGACGGTCTGCGGGATAGTGTAGTCGATAGAATCGTTAGGGTTCTTTTGTTCGCCGCAGAATTTCTGCCAGTTGTCCCAGACGAGACGATTGGGAACGAA